CGGATATGGATTTTACACATGCGGAAGTTTACTATAACGAGTTTAACTGCATGTTTTACATACACGCGAGAATGAGAAAAAGGAGGCATGACGAATGAAATTTGACTGGAAGCCAGAGTCCAAGGCCAGATATTTTAAAAAAGCAGAGGCAGCAGTTAAAGAGGCAGGATATGAAGATATCCTGATTGTGGACAGAGACAAGTTTGCAGTCGTGAAAAACAGGGCAAAGGTGTATTTCCGGCCGCTGAAAAGGGAAGGGAACACACGAAGGTATCAGGAGGCGAAAAGGAACATAGAAGGGATTGCTGATAATTCTGTATGCCGGAATGGATTTGGAATGAAACAGAAAATGGTATTTATACATCCGCATATGTTGATGGATTTAGAAAAGAGAGACCAATAACAGGAAGGAGAACAAATGAAATACATGAAAAGAAGTGAGGACACAGAGCAGATGGCCGTGGTGTCATGGGCGCGTTGGAATGTGCAGAAGTATCCGGAATTGAAATGGCTGTATCATGTGCCAAACGGCGGGAGCCGGAACAGAGCAGAGGCGGCAAAGTTTAAGCAGATGGGGGTAAAGGCTGGGGTAGCGGATCTGTGTCTGCCATACCCAAAAGGCGCGTATTGCGGACTCTGGATCGAGATGAAGTATGGACGGAACACACAGCAGGAGACACAGAAGGAATTTTTGGAAGACATGGCAGCAGCAGGACATTTTGTTGCAACTTGTTATTCCGCGCGGGAAGCGTGTGAAGTGATTGAAGAGTACTGCAAACTGCCAGCGTTTGGAGAAGATGAGTGTATTTACCGGAATCTGCACGAATACCAGACCTGTGAGCAGGCAGAGCAGGAGTTTAAGCGCAATATGATGTCTTTTGCAAATAACAGCATCCTGAAAGATGGAAAGATTCTGAAAGGAAAGAAAGAATGACATTGGAAGAGCAGTGCAATGTGTTGGAAAGTGCGGACATGTTGCGGATCGTAAAAGGGAATATGGATCTGTTTGTCGGATATTTAGCCGCATTTACTCCGCGCATTGCAAACCACCAGAATACCATATACGAGACACACAAAGATGATCCGGTGATCCGGTTCCGGGCAGTACCGGAAGTGACGCACAGGAAGTGGAAAGAAAAAAGCCTGATGCAGCCATTGCAGCCGGAAGAGACACCAGACTATAAGTTTGAGGATATGCAGGTGAAGATGTATTACACAATATACATCTGATAAAAATTTTGAATAACATGAAAATAAACAGGCAGGAGGAAAACAAAATGAAGATTATTGCGGTAATGTCCCCAAAAGGGGGAATCGGAAAGACAACAACATCTGATTCCATGGCCTATATTTTGGGCGAGGAATACAAGAAAAAAGTGTTGGTGCTGGACGGTGATCCACAGGGAGATACATCTAAGACGTTCGGGGTGTATGAGCCGGATGGAACAGGAATGAGTGAACTGTTGGAGAAGCATGAGACAGTTGGCGGTACATACCGGTCAAATGATCTGATCCGGACAACCCAATACGATCACATTGATATAGTCCCAGCAAATGGATATCTGATGAAAACAGACATGAACCTGCTGATGAAAACGGATGAGAACCAGGTATTGCGGTTGCGTGGTGCATTACAGGAAGTAGCAGACGCATATGATTATTGCATTTGCGATTGCGGCCGTCTGTTGGATATGGTGGTAATCAATATTATCCTTGCATCAGATCTGATTATTGCGCCGGTGAAGGTGGGTGGATTTGAAATTGGAGCACTCCAATTTCTGGATGAGCAGATTGAGGATTTAAAAGACATCAATCCGGATTTGCGAATCAAGGCACTTATGACGATGCGGCAGAAAAATAAAACATCACTGGAAGTGGAAGAATGGCTGCGGAAGGAATCGGGATTTGATATGTTCGGAACAGTAATCCGTAGATCCATTATTGCAGAAAAGGCAACTACAGCACTGGTACCGATTCCGGTATTTGCAAAAAAAGGGATTGTAACACAGGACTATCGTGCAGCAGTTGCAGAGCTGGTATGTGAGATGGAGGGATAAAATGGCTACAGGATTTAGTGTTAAAGATGCCCTGAATAAACAGAGCAAAGCGGGATTAGATGAATCACCGCGGGCACGGTTTAGAACAAAGGATATAAGCATATTTAAAATGTACCGGAACGAAATGAATTTTTACAGTGTTGAACAGATTGAGGAATTGGCAAGCGATATCCTTATGTATGGATTAAAGCAGAATCTGGAACTGGTATATGCACCGTGCGAAAAAGGAGAATACCGGATAGTAGCAGGGGAAAGACGGTGGGAAGCACTTAAGTACCTGGTATCCAAGGGATATAAAGAATTTGAGCTTGCAACCAGCAAACTGACAACGCCACAGGACAGTGATGAGGAATTGGTCGAGCTGATTATTGCAAATGCATACCGTTCAAAAACAGTATCAGACATGCTACAGGAAGAACAAAAACTGAAAGAATGTTTGGAACGCATGAAAGCGGAAGGAAAGAAACTGAAAGGGTATGATCTGCAGTCTGGTCGTTTGCGTGATGTAATTGCTGCAAAATTGAGCATGAGCAAAACGAAGATAGCACAGATTGAGGCTATAAATAATAATTTGATTCCGGAATGGAAAGAAGAACTGGAAAATGAAAGAATTACATTTTCTGCCGCTTACGAACTTAGCGGAATGCAGGAAGATACACAGAGGGCAGCACTGGAACAGAAAGAAGAATCCGGAGAGCTTACGCACAAAGATGTAAAAGAAATGAAGAATGGAAAGCCGGAGCAGCAGTTGGAAACAGGAACGGTGTCACAATCTGACACAGAAGAAAAGCCGGAGCAGCAGTTGCCGGGGCATATGGAGATTAGAGACAAGGATATGAATATGGGGGAGTATCAGACACCGCATCCGGAAGGAATTACATCTATCTGTTATTCTTGCACAGAGTACGAGACATGCAACGTAAAAACGAGCACATGTACCTCATGCGACCAGTACAAGAACCGTAAGGAAGCATATAAGACCGAAGGGCAGAAGTACGAGGAAGAACAGGCGGCTATTGACCATGATACAAAGAAAAAACTGCGTGATATGGCAGATGCGCAGCAAATGGAGCAATTACCGTCAGATGTGCAGCAGTCACGGGTGCATCAGATCCGGAGCGCATACAAGAATTTTACCGCGGTATTATCGGGAGAAAAACCGTTTGAGCTGTGCAGAGATTGCGGTTACGAAGCAGGGGATATCCTTGAAATGCTGGAATATCAGGGTGGATTGTACACGGAAAGAAAAATCCGGTGTCACATTCTGTATGTGCAGAGAGAGTATACAGGGCTGGAGGATGGATACTGCATAGTAGGAATTCTGCCTATGGGAAAAGAGGAAGAGGAAGGAGAAAAAAATGAATAAAGTGATACTGATGGGACGGCTTGTGAGAGATTCGGACGTGAAATATACAGAAATGAATAACTCACAGGAACGTACATGTGTAGCAAGGTATACGCTTGCAGTGAACAGGAGAACGGGAAAAGACGGGCAGCAGTCAGCTGATTTTATTAACTGCGTGGCTTTTGGAAAAGCTGGGGAATTTGCAGAAAAATTTTTGAAAAAGGGGGTAAAGGTGTTAATTACAGGGCGCATCCAGACAGGATCGTACAACAATAAAGATGGGAAGAGAGTATATACAACGGATGTAGTGGTTGAAGAACAGGAATTTGCAGAAAGCAAAAGGACGGAAGGGGGACAGCAGCAGGAACCACCAGCCGGATCAGCTGGGGATGGGTTTATGAACATTCCGGATGGAGTAAACGAAGAGATGCCATTTAATTAAGGGCAAACAAGAAAAAACCGGATGCGGGAACATCCGGTCGCAAGTGCTAATGACTTGGTGATGTAGTCATTATAGCACCCATATGGCTTGTAGTAAAGACTGACTTGGAGGGTTTATATGACAAAAACTGAATTTTTGAATGACTTGATATACGATATGGCCGGGTATCTTGATACGTCTGGGGTAGATCGTCTAAAAAATGCGGTCGCATACAGACTTAAAGGGTTCCAGCTTACATCAGACGAAACATTACCGGCTACAGACGTTCGGGACAACGAGTGGATCTTAGGAAGATACCATGTTGACCTTATCGCTGTTGGAAGAAAAGAAAAAACTATAGGGATGTATTTATACACTTTAAGGAAATTTTTTAATGAAACCGGACTGCATTATGCAAGCATGACCGGGCAGGACATAATGGATTATATTGCCATAAGGCAGTATCGGGACAAGATCTCGAAGGCCTATGCTGGTAATATACAAAAATGTTTGTCCGCTTTCGCAAAATGGGCTTATCGAAAACACCATATCGAAAAAGATATATATTGGGACATTGATAAGATCAAGATCCCACAAAAAATGAAAAAGAGACTGTCAGATTACGAAGTGTCAAAATGCAGGAATTCACTGAAAACTTTACGCGAAAAAGCACTACTGGAGCTGATGCTTAGTGCTGGACCGAGAGTTGGAGAAATTTGTAACCTAAAAATTGAAAATTTGGATTTCGAACGCGGGGAGGTTAACATTTACGGTGAAAAGACAAGCAAATGGCGCGTATGTTTTATGACACCGGATTGCAGGGTTGCTTTAGAGCAGTATATAAATGGCAGGACAGAAGGGTATATATTCCTTAATAGTCGGAATGAGGTGACAGGAAAACAGCTATGTAAGGCAACAATCGAAGAAATCGCAAAAGAGATTGCAGAGCGTGCCGGATGTAAATGCGTGGCTACGGTGCATGTATACCGGAAGACATTTGCATCCAGGGAATATGCAAGAACAAATGATATATTGTATGTTTCCAGAAGATTAGGACATGCAAATACGGCCGTAACCGAGCGGTACTACGTCTGTGATGATGTGGATCGTGACAGAAGAATGGCAAGTATTGCGTAAGGCGGAAAGGAGAATTGCAATGAAAGAAAGGACACCGCAGGAAAAGGTGCAGCAGTATTGTAGAAATGTTCGGGAAGAAATAGAACATTGGAAAGATATAAACCAGAATGGTTGCAATGATCCGTTCTGGTCTGATGGTTGCAACATGAACCTGACGCGGAACCATATTATTTATGCACAGGAGCAGATCCGGAAAATATGCAAAGAAAATAACATTCCATTTCCAGAGGAATGCTATTTATCAGTACCACCAAAAGCAGATATTAACTATATGGCACATTTGAAGCAAAAGGAACGTGTAGAACGGATATTTCATTGTGGAGGCTTGCCGGTAAAGCTGAAATACAAATATGAAGAGCAGCAGTTGAGCTTGTTTTAAGGAGGAAATGCTATGACATTGGAAGAACTTTTGAAAAATTACGGTGGCAATGCAGGTGTATCCATAGATGGGTACTGTGAGGACAGTTTTAATGAATGTTTACCAGATATGAAGTTCTGGGGAAAAATAAAGCACAGAAACGTGAAAACGTGGAATGTCATAGGAGGAGGCAGTTATCCGGTAGAATTAACAATTGAGCTTGAAAAACCACAAGAATATGCAATAACTGACAGGAGTGGAGATTACATCTGTAAAGGCTCATACGTTGTAAACGGAGAACGGTATAAGGTCCTTAACAGCAGTAAGCAAAATTCCAAGGTAAGGGTTTTTAAGAGTAGAGAAGCAGCAGAAAGAGAAATAGAACGAATGCAGGGGAGATATGTTAATGCAAGCGATTTGAGAGCATGCAGGATTTATAGGGAGGAATAGAAATGGAAGGGCAAATCATACAAAGAAGTCAGGGAACTTCCTATTGCATGAAATTTGAGGATAAATTAGGAAATTTAAAGAGGATGATTAAATGATTGGAGGCAATGCAATGATTAACGGAGAACTGATCGTTGACAATTTCGCCGGCGGTGGCGGTGCATCTACCGGAATCGAGTTGGCAACAGGCTACAGCGTAGATATAGCCATCAACCATGATCCAGAAGCAATTAAGATGCATAAGGCGAATCATCCGAACACAAAGCATTACTGCGAAAACGTTTGGGCGGTTGATCCGGTCAAGGCGTGTGACGGGCATCCTGTCGGACTTGCCTGGTTCTCGCCGGACTGTAAGCACTTTTCAAAGGCGAAAGGTGGAAAGCCAAAGGATAAGAACATTCGAGGTCTTGCATGGGTAGCATTACGCTGGGCAGGATTAGTCCGACCAAGAGTGATCATGTTGGAGAACGTGGAAGAATTCAAGACATGGGGACCGTTGAACAGACGGCATCATCCGATTAAGAGCAAGCAAGGCAAGACGTTTGAGCGGTTTGTGCAGCAAATTCGAGATCTTGGATATGAAGTGGAGTTCCGTGAACTGATTGCCGCCGATTATGGTGCGCCGACCATGCGCAAACGATTCTTTATGGTTGCAAGGTGTGACGGAAAGCCGATTGTATGGCCGGAACCGACACACGCCCCTGCGGATAGCGAAGCGGTAAAAGCTGGACTACTGAAACCATACGTTGGAGCATACACACAAATTGATTTTACCCGCCCATGTCCGAGCATCTTTGATACATCCGAGGAAATTAAGGAAAAATACGGCATCCGGGCGGTACGTCCGTTGGCTCCGAAAACAATGGATCGGATTGCAAGGGGATTAAAAAAGTTCGTCCTTGATAATCCAGAACCATTTATAATCCAGTGCAACCACGGCGGTGAGCGCAGACCGAACGATATCCGGGAGCCGATGCCAACCATAACCGGAAAACATGGGTACGGAATTGTAGAGCCAAAGCTTGCACCGTATATGGGAACCAATACAACGAATCATCCGGGTGGAAACTGCAAAGATCCGATACATACGATTACCACAGGTAATCAACAATGCCTTATCAGCCCAACACTGATCCAGTACCATTCCGAGACAGCACCGGGAGAAGTCAGAGGACAGACGATTAAAGATCCGATTATGACCGTGGATGGCTCGAACAGGTACGGATTGGTTACATCGTTTTTAAGTAAATTTTATAAGAGCGGCACCGGGCAGGATATGAGAGAACCATTACATACAATCACAACATCACCAGGACATTTCGGGGAAGTTCGGGCATTTTTGATCAAATATTACGGACAAGGCACTGGGCAGGATATAAAAGATCCTCTGGACACTGTGACAGCACAGGACAGATTTGGACTGGTGGAGATTGAGGGTGCGAATTATCAAATTGTAGATATAGGTTTACGGATGCTTGAACCAAAAGAGTTGTATGGATGCCAGGGATTCCCGGATGATTACATAATCGACCATGATTATACAGGAAAGACATATCCGAGAAGTGAACAGGTAAAGAGGTGTGGGAATGCAGTCTGCCCGCCGATTCCTGCGGCATTGGTAAAAGCAAACTTGCCGGAGTTATGTGTGGCAAAGCGAACCGGAAATATAAAGATTGCACAGGAACAGACAGGACAGCTTAGGTTTGCTTAGATTTTGGAAAGTGATGGCAGGAAATTTAAAGAGGATGATTAAAAATGAATAGAAGAAAAGCCAAAAAGCGAAAGAATAACACCTATCTTTTATGTAGTAAGCATATTTACATTAAGCCAAGTGAATGGAATAGGGTAAAAAATAAAAGTAAGCTGATAAAACGTAGATTTTTGGAGGAAAAAATAAGACTATGACAGAAACAAAAACAATACGGCTGGACGAGACGGATTTAAAACGAATCTTAACTGAAAAATTTAAAACCGATGAAAACAGCATCAGTTTTGAGCTGATAGATCCAGATGGATATGGGATACACGTAGAAGCAAAAATTGAAAATGTCCGGGAAAAAGAATAAATGCAGAGAATATTAAAAAGGCGGTGAAGCAGATGGCAATTAAACCAATTTTATTTAACACAGAGATGGTTCGGGCGATTCTGGATGGACGGAAGACCTGCATCAGATGTGCGATAAAGCCACAACCACAATCAGGGCTATGTTATACATATGGAGGTAGCCACAAGGATTGTATAGGAAAATGGACATATCCAAACAGGGGAGCACACAAACTTTGGGGCGAAGAATATAAGCTTCCGGAAAATATAAAAGATGAGGAATTAAGCAAACGATGGAATCCGCCATATCACACGGACGATATACTGTACGTGAGAGAAACATGGAGCGAAGGATATGAAGATGGAACATATATTTACAGGGCTGATGATAAGCTGACAGACTTGCCTACATTTAAGGAATCATCAAAACTGATATACCATCCGTCCATTCACATGCCAAAAGAAGCTGCGCGGATCTGGCTTAAGATTACGAGTGTGAGAGTGGAGCGGCTTCAGGAGATGAAGCCGGTTGATGTGATAAAAGAGGGAGCTTATCCTGATTGTTGGGATTGTCTTAATACATACGGAGAAAGCGGTTCGCAGTGCTGTTATGGGACAGAAGAACAGTGCAGTCAATGTGATGAAGTGATGATGGAATGGGAAAAACTTTGGACCTCCACCATTAAGAAATCCGACCATGACAGCTATGGTTGGAGTGCAAATCCGTGGGTTTGGGTTATCGAATTTGAGCGGTGCGAAAAACCAGAAGCATGATGATTTAGGAGGTGCAGGGTGAAATTATATCAAGGAAATGCAAAGGAACTTGTAGGCAAGAAGATTGATTGTTACAAAAGACGTTTCGGTTATTATCCAATGGAAGTTATTGAGATAAACGGAGTGCCATATGTAAAAGATGCAGTTGGAGTATGTATGCCGATTCCAGAAAAAGAAACGGACTTTAACTGCACTGATTTTGATTTTGTCATTGAGTAAATTTGGAGGTGGAAGATGGCTAAAGCAGTTTTGATTATGGACATGCCGGAATCATGCGATATGTGCGATTTCGTAGATGATAAGCAGCCACCAAGATACGGAGAAAAAACATTGTATTGTGGAATTCCGGGAATGGGAGAGGATGTAACAGATTATATAGCATGTAGACCCGAATTTTGTCCGCTTCGGGAGTTACCGGAAAAGAAAGAATTATATCTTAGTATAAATAAATGGTATTGTGTGGGCTTTAATGATTGCCTGGATGATATTTTAGGAGAAACTCATGGGAAAGAAAAATTATAATAGTATCAAGTATATCACATTAGATGAACATACAAAAAATCATATGAATGATGATAAATTAAGCACAGCAAGAGCGGAAAAATCATTTAAAGCTGAAATAGGTGCAAAACCAAAATTTCACAAAGGAAAATATGGAAAGAAGTATGATACATACACCTGTGGAAATTGCGGTTCTACATTAAGAGGAGGAGTGTCAGAAAACTATTGCTGTAATTGTGGATATAAAATCATATGGGATAATCCAAGATGCCTAACAAAATATGAGAGTTTGGAGGAAAAAAACCATTTAAAAAATGACCTGATAAGGATAGCAGAAGAAAACTGGACCGATTCCCAGGTAAAGATGTTAAAGGGACTGATCTGTGCAGCAGTGAATGGAATTGAATATTCAGATGCATATGAGGTAGTAAATAGAGATTGATGCACAGGACTTTAGCAAAGTATTAGGTGCTATAGGACTTTGCACACAGTACTTTGCTAACACAAAAGGAGAATACATGAGCGAAATTAAAAAAGATGGATGGATTCCAATTGAGGAATCAGTACCAGAAACAGGAAAATATATAATGGTATCGTTCGAGAATTTTACATTACCAGATATTGCAAGATATGAAACGGATGAGCAGGGAAATGGAGCATTTTATCCGGGGGACGAGGATAAACCATATATTGAATATGGACTGGTAGTAAATGCTTGGATGCCATTGCCAAAGCCATACAGAGAGGAAGAGGAGGCAGCAGTAGATGAAACAACCAAAAAAACCGACACGGGAGCAGAAAGAACTGATAGCATTAAATAACCTTAGACCAGATAACTGGATGGTGATATCCGATAATAGCGCAGAGATGCAGATTATAAGCAAGAGATCCGCGCAGCGAAGAACCATAGAAAAGAAGCGGAGGTGATGAAATGCAAAGAAAAGGAAAGCGGAAAGAAGAGCTGCAAACTCCGACAGAGCTTACGCTTATATACCTGGAAAACTATAGAGAGCTGCAGAGATATGTAAAAGAGGCTGTATCAGAACCGGATCAAATAGGAGCAGACAGATATAACATATCTGCAGAAAGAGCATACTTAAGATCCATAAGGGAATGCCGAGCAGAAACCGTAATCTTGTTGGAGCATATAGACAAAGCTATGCAATCCCTGAAAGAAGATGTGGAAGCATCCGGGGAAGGATATAAGTATGATGTATTAGAGGCTGTATACATACAGGGAAAGACATATGCAGAGGTGGCAAGAGATACAGGATGCGGGAAGAATTCTCCAAAGAAATGGTGCAGAGCCATGATTCCAAAGTTGTCAATAAAATTATTTGGCGCGAAAGCGTTAGATAATGGTGCAAATTGCGCTGAAATTGAGAACAATTTGAGCAAAACAGGGTAAAAAGTGGGGAAAATAGGGGGTAAAAAGTGGGTGACCTAAAGGGGATTTGAATGTGTTAATATGATAACGTGAACAGTTGGGTAAGCGATTGCAGAGATGCAGTCGCTTTTTTCTTGCTTGCTTCATGTTATTCATGCGGCTACTGTGTGTGGCCGCAAAAAGAAAGAAGGGCAGCAGTTATGTTGCTTAAAAAATGCAGATGCGGAAAGCTGATTCCGCAAGTGATGAAAATGTGTGAGGAATGTGAGAAGAGGCAGCAGTCTCGACACATTGCATACAACAACACACGCAGAGATCCGAGAGCTGCAGAGTTCTATATCTCGAAAGAGTGGAGAGCTTTAAGGCCTGTGATTATGGGCATATACGGCTATATAGACATATATGCACTGTATGTGGAGCAGCAGTTAATTACGCTGAAAGAGTCTGATCCAATCCACCACATAGTAGAGCTGGAAGATGATTGGGAGCAACGATTAAACCCACTGAATTTGATACCGTTGAGCCATAACACGCACAATACGATTACCGCTTTATATAAGCAGAGCAAAGCGAGTATGATTGCAACTCAAAAACAGCTGAGATCGTTAATCAATTTGCATTTCCGTGAGGCAGGGGGATATGAAAAAGTTTTACGCGACGCTTTCCTAGTCGCGCCCCCACTTTTCCTTGGAGAAAATTCCCCACGAGAAAATCCGTAAAAAGGGCAGGCGGGGCGGTGTCAGATTATGACACAAAAACGAATGCAAATATTGACAGAAAGGAGGTTTGAAACAATGGCAGGGCAGCGACAACCGACAGATTTAGTTGTTATGAAGGGTAAAAAACATCTTACAAAAGCAGAGATTGCAGCACGAAAAGATGCGGAAGTTGTTGCACCAAACGATAATGTAAAACCTCCGACATATCTGACAGCAGGACAAAAAAAGAAATTCCGGAAACTGGCCAAGGAACTTCTTGCTATTAAATTGATAGCGAATATTGATTGTGACGCGATGGCCAGACTGATAATTGCACAGGAGCAGTTTTTAGAGGTGACAGAGCAGATCCGGAATACTCCGTTGATGGTAGATGTGCCAATATACGAAGAGCAAAAAGATCCACTAACAGGGGAAAAGAGGCTTGTACAGGTCGGGACAAGACAGGTGGTAAACGCAGAGCGTGAAAGTTTGATGATTATACAAGACCGATGCATGAAACAGTGCAGACAGGGTGCATCAGATTTTGGAATGACCGTTTCCTCCAGGTGCCGTCTGGTGGTGCCAAAGCCACCACAGCAGAAACCGGAAAACAAATTTGCAAAGTATGCGGAGTAGCATTTGCAGACAGAAAAAATAACCGACCGCTGCACGCAATACGCGCTTGATGTAGTAGCAGGAAAGATTATAGCCGGGGATTATGTCCGGCTGGCATGCCAGAGACACCTTGACGATCTGGAAAAAGCAAAGATAGCACCGTATAAGTATTACTTCGATGTTGAAAAATCCGAAGAAATAATAAACTTCGGAGAAGAGCTGACCATAGCGGAAGGTGAAGGAGACGAAAAGGTAACGCTGTATCCATTCCAGTGTTTTATTTTAGGATCACTGAACGGTTGGAGAACCAAAGAAAAGGGATACAGACGTTTCCGGACATCTTATGTACAGCTTGGCAGACAGAATGGAAAGTCATTTATCAACGGCATTTTGGCAACATACTACGGAAATTTTGACGGATTCAAGTACGGAAAAATATTTTGCACGGCAACCAAACAGGACCAGGCAAACATTGTATTCGATGAAATTGTAAAATTTATAAATTCGGATGATGAACTAAGTGAATGGTTTAAAGTTCATGAGCACAATCATACGATTGATTGCTTGTGTACACATTCCGAAATCAGGGCATTGTCCGGAGATACCAAGTCGCTAGACGGACATCGTGCGTACCTTGGAATAGTAGACGAATATCATGCGCATAAGACCAACCAGATGTATAAGTTGCTGGAAGGTGGAATAAAAAAGCTAAAATCAGCTTTGATATCCGTGATTACGACAGCGGGGTTTGATCTGAAATCCCCGTGCTATAAGTTGTATGAATATTGCTGCAATCTGTTAAAGGGAGTATTCGAAAATGACAGTCAGTTCGTGTATATAGCACAGCTGAATGAAAATGATGATGAGTATGAACCAAAAAATTGGATAAAAGCGAACCCGATTCTTGAATTTGATAGTGACGCTTTAGAAAACCTCATTCCAGTATCACGTACTGCGCGTGATATGGGCGGTGAGGATCTGCGCGACTTCCTGGTAAAGCAGTTAGATATGTGGATACAGTGGTCAAATGCATTGTATATCCGGGATATTGCAGTATGGAAAGCGTGTGCAGTATTAAAATCTCTGAAAGATTTCAGGGGGATGAAGTGTTATGTGGGCTTGGATCTTTCTGCTGGAGGTGATCTTACCTCCTTAGCAGTGATAATTCCGCACATGGTAGACGGTGTGAAAAAATATTTTATACACACACATTCATTCATTCCGGCACAGCGCGTGGACGAACATATAAAAACAGATAAAATCCCATATGATCTGTGGATAGAAAAAGGACTCGTGACGGTAACAGAAACGCTTGGGGGAATAAAAACTGATTATAAATACATCTTAAGCTACCTGAAAGACCTGATAAATGAGTACGATTTGAAACCACAGCTGATCTGTTATGATCCGCATAATGCATCCGCGTTTCTGTCAGATCTGGAAGAACTTGGAATGAATGAACTGTCTGTGACACAGACCGCAAGGGTACTGAATGATGCAACAGTTGACTTCCGATTGGAGATCATGGCTGGAAACGTTGAAATAGAAGGTGAGGAAGTAGGAAAAGAGGGCAGCAGTATTATAGTCCCGGCTGATCCGCTGCTTACCTGGTCGATAGCAAATGCTAAGACCATATCAAACAGCTATGGAGAAATAAAAATTGACAAGGAACTCCGGACAGAGCGGATTGATCCGATTGACGCAATCATAGATGCGTGGACGGAGGCAATGAAAGAAGAATACAGACCGGACATTAACGAGGAAGTTAATGAATGGCTGGCAATGTATGAAAAATATATGAAAGGGGGCGAGGAGTAATGAATCCATTCCAGAGACTGGGGAAAAGAATATCAGATTGGTGGCATGGAAATATCCAAAATGGTGGAATTATGTCATTGAATTCTGCGGATTTTTTGGATCTGATGGGATTAAGAAGAAAAGGAAAACCGACATCCGAGGTAACATATTTTACATGCCTTAAGATGTTATCGGAAACATTGGCAAAAATGCCTATTAAATACTACCAGAAAACGGATAAAGGGATTGTTGAGGCAGAGCCTACAGATATATCAAGATTATTCTCCGAACGTCCAAACCCTTTTATGACACCAACCACATTTTGGAATACGGTAGAAATTAACCGGAATCACTATGGAAATGGATATGTGTATATCCGGAGAGTATTTAACCGGAAAAAATATGGTGGAGATATTAAAATACTGGATCTGTGGGTTATGCAATCCAATTGTGTACAGATCGTGGTAGATGATGCCGGATTATTCGCGGGGGTTGGCCGATTATGGTATGTATACACTGATCCAATACAGGGAAAACAGTATGTATTTGGAACAGATGAAGTTATGCATTTTAAAACATCATTTTCGTTTGATGGAATAACGGGACTTCCGGTGCAGAAGATCCTACGGGAAACAGTAGCAGGAGCTTCCAAGTCGCAAGAATTTATGAATAATCTGTATGAAAATGGATTAACAGCAAAGGCAACACTGGAATATACAGGAGAACTTGACGAAAAGGCAAAAGAAAACCTGCGAAAGTCATTTGAAGAGTTTGGCTCTGGTGTGAAAAACATGGGACGAGTCCTTCCAGTGCCACTTGGAATGAAGCTGACACCGCTTGATATTAAATTGACAGATTCACAGTTTTTTGAGCTGAAAAAGTATACAGCATTGCAGATCGCGGCCGCATTTGGAGTGAAACCGAATCAGATCAATGATTATTCGAAGTCGTCTTATAGTAATTCGGAAATGCAGCAGTTGTCGTTCTATGAAGATACAGAGCTTTTCATCATTAAACAGTATGAGGAAGAGATAAATTATAAGATTACATCATACCAGCAAAAGAAAGATGGGTGTTATTTTAAATTTAACGAAAAGGTGCTTTTCCGTACAGATAGTAAAACGCAGATGGAATATTTTAAAACAGCTGTTGGTGGTTCGGTTATGACAGCAAACGAGGCCAGAAGGAAGCTGGATCTTCCAGACAGAGAAGGTGGAGACGTTTTACTTGCAAATGGCAACATGGTTCCGCTGACTATGGCAGGTGCAGCATATATAAAGGGACAGCAGATCCAAGATGATCCGGAAGATCCGGACAATATAACAGATCCGGAGACAGATCCGGACAAAATAATAGATCCGGATGATCCTGACAAGGATAAAGACGGAGAGGAATAGGAGGTGCAAAGGTGGCAAAGAAAAGATTTAATTTTACGCGTAAGAGACGTGGAAAGACAGAGAATGTGGGTTATCTGGACTTCGAAGCAAAAGATGAAGAACAGAGATGTTCGCTCTATTTTTACGGTGACATTGTATCAGCAGCATGGTTGTCGGAATGGTACGAAGAGGACAAATGCCCGGCAGACATTGCAGATTTCTTGAATCAGTTGGATGGATACGAAGATATTGACATCTATTTCAATTCTGGTGGTGGGGATGTATTTGCAGGGCTTGCAATTTACAACCAGCTAAAAAGATATTCTGGGCACAAGATCGGATATGTGGATGGAATGGCAGCATCCATTGCATCTGTAATCATGTTTGCGTGTGATGAACTGCATTTTTCGACAGGAGCGCAGTGCATGATACATAAACCTTCATGTATGGCATGGGGAAATGCAGATGATATGGAAAAAACAATCAAACAGCTGAATCTGTGTGAGGATTCCATTGTGGATGTGTACATGCAGCATGTGCAGGATGGAGTGACCAGAGATCAGATCAAGGATCTGATGCGGCAGGAAACATGGTTCGACTACGAAAAAATGCAACAGTATTTTGATGTTGAAATTGAAGAAAAAGCAGCAGTTGCAGCATGTACATCTGATTATTTTGCTAAATACAACAATTTGCCGGAGCCTTTGGGAAAGCCAAAGACGAAGGATATTGTAAATGCGGTCATTGAAGAACTGGAGAACCGGAACAACAAGGCTGCGGAACAGGAAAAACAGAGAATGGAAGCCGAAAAAGACGAAATTCTCAAAGATTTGTACCAGTATGGAACTTAATTAAGGAGGAAAAAATGGGAAAGAAAGAAATGGAAGAGTTTTTAAACAAGATCAATGCCAAAAAGCAGGAGGTAAAGGATCTTGTAAATGCCGGAAAAATCGAAGATGGAAAAAAAGCAAAGGAAGAGCTTATCGAAATGCAGGATAAGTTTAATCTGCTTATGGATCTGGACGATGACGATCAGAACCATATTGAGGATCAGGTTAAGAATGGAACAGCAAAACAGGTTGGTGGAGAGGTAAAACCGGATAAAAAGAACCTGGTAAAATCTTTCGTCAATATTGTTAGGGCTGGATTTTTAGGAACAGAGCCGGATGCAAAAGATGTTGAAGTGTATAAAGATGCAATCTCGTCAGACGTTACACCCGGAAGCAACAGTGAACTGGGAATTGGTATTACAATTCCGGAAGATATCAGAACCGATATTATCGAGTTAAGAAGATCTGCTGACAACCTGGAACAGTATGTGAATACAGAAGGTGTCACTACGAAGAGCGGAACACGAAACATCGAAATTGATGCAGAATCGACTCCATTTGACAACGTGGATGAGGCAAAAGATTTTCCGGAAATGGATGAGCCAAAGTTTAAGCAGATCAAATATGCAATTAAGAAAAAAGGTGGAATCTTAAAGATCACAGCAGAGCTGCTGGAAGATACAGCTACCAACATTATGGCATACATTAACAAATGGATTGCAAAAAAAACGAAAGCAACACGTAACGCTATGATCCTTAAAGTGCTTGATACCATGACTAAGGGAAAAGAAGTTGTCATTGAAAATCTGGATAGCCTGAAAGACATTTTTAATGAAGACCTTGATCCGGCAATTGCAGAGGCAGCTGTGATCATCACAAACCAGAGTGGGTTTAACTACCTGGATAAATTGAAGGATAAGGATGGAAACTATATCCTCCAGAAAGATCCAACACTGCAGACGAAGGGAAAGCTGCTGTTTGGGGAATATCCAATTATTAAGCTGTCTAAAAAAACACTGAAATCAGAAAAAGTCATGAATAGTGATGGTCATACGGTAGATGCATACAAGCATCCGGTATATTGTGGAGATTTAAAATCTGCGATCACACTGTTTGATCGCAACGTCCTGTCTATTGACATGAATGACAAAGGAGCAGGACTGTGGGATAAAGATCTGACCGGAATCAAGGTCCGTGACAGATTCGATGTACAGCCAGTTGATGAAGAGGCTGTGATTAAAGGACAGATCACAGAAACAGTAAATGGATAAATGCTGCGGGGCGGTCAGCCGCCCCGTGAAAACGGGGGATGCATCATGACAGAGGAAGAAAAAAAGGAATACAGGGAAAATCTGACACAGCAGTGCAAAAAATACTGTCATATTGATTATGACGATGATATTGACATTGTGGAGTTGATGATAAACACCACTTTAGAAGAGATGCAGGAGCTGATTCCGAATTTTGATGCGTATAACATGACCAGCAGACAGCGATTGATTGCCCTTGTATCGGTAAAAAATCTGTATGATAACCGGGAAAAATACGGGGAATCCAAGCAACTATCCAGCGCAGTATCATCTATGCTTTTGAAAGAGATCTATGGAGGTGCAGCAGTTGCAGACGGGCAGGATTAAGATCATCCGGAGAGAATCACAGGTAGTTGATGGACGAAAACAGTATACAGAATCAACATTCTACGAATGCTGGTGCGAGGTTAAAAGTCTTAGCACTACAGAAAAATACACAGCATTGCAGACGGGAATTGAAAATGCAATCGTGTTCGAGGTTCGGAACTGCCAAAAAATGGAGGATATAAGAAAAAATCTGAAAGAGTTTTCCGCAGAATACAAAGGCACGGTGTTTAAAATCTATGATGCGTCACCTATGTTTGTGGATAACCAGAAAGTACAACTGAAATGCAGGAAAAGCGAATAGAAGAGTCAGAATCTGACACGGAGAAAAATGAAAGTAGAAATGGAATTCCAAGGATTGCAGGAACTGTTAAAAGCGTTTGAAGATGCGGCCAGTGATGCAGAAATTGCGGAAGTAAACAGGAAAATAGTAGAAAAAGGTGAACCAGTTGTGAAAAAAATCATGTCTGGGAAAATACCAAAGTCCGCGGACATTAAAAAAAGTGGTCGTGGTTTTGGTACGAAATCATCGGTGTCTACACATGCAGCAGATAGTGTCCCAATGGGAAAACCAAAGGTAAAGGGCGCGGGAGTATCCGCGGAAGTTGGATGGGATAAATCGGACAACAGTGAACACTTTTACGTGAAATTTATAAACTGGGGAACAATATACCAGCCACCAAGGGAATTTATTTACGAGACAGGAAGAGATGCAGACTCTGAATTGCAGAAGATAGCAGAGCAGGAGTACCAGACATTTCTTGATAACACAATAAAATGAGGTGGGATAGCATGAGCAGGAGTCCGGATATTATAACCGATGCATCGAATGCGCTGAAACAAATAAGTGATAGTGGAATAAAAGTGATGCAGGGATGGTATGACAAAAACATCCATAAAACACATGTGACATTGTGGGATCTTGGAGAAGATGATGTTAATTTTTCTGATGATTCAGCGGAAGGAATTACGCAATCCGTGCAGATCACTATATTTTCAGAACAGGATGAGATAGATCTTGCAAGAGAGATAAAAAAATTGATGAAAGAAAATGAATTTTCGTTTGAAGGCAGGAATGGGGACGATTCCAAACCGGAAGATGGAATTTACATGAAAGCACAGCGATTTTCAAAATTTTATGAAATGGAGGAATAAGAAATTATGGGTGAACAGGTAACACAGGTAAGTGAGACAAAGAAAGAGATTGTTCGCAGCAGAACATGTGGATGTAGAGATTTCTATGTGGCGAGAGTAACGCAGAATACAGCGGCCGGATATGTCGCAGAGACACCGTTAAAGCTGGCAAGAGCAATCAAGGCGAAAATTGATGAAAAATGGACTTCTGAAAAAATTTATTCGGATGATGGTCCGGAGGAGGTGATCAATTCCTATGAAGGTACGGATGTAGAGCTGGAAATCAATGCGTTATCACCACAGGACCGTGCATATATTTTTGGCCAGCTTTACGAAAATGGATTTCTGGTAAAATCGGCAGACGATATGGCACCGGAAGTTGCTGTTGGTTGGCGCGAACGTAAACTTAACGGAAAATATGATTTCAGATGGTTATATGCCGGAAAATTTGCGGAAGGAATCAGCGAGGAGGCAAGCACAAAAGAAGGAAAACTTTCTCCGACAACAAAAACTATCAAGGGATCTTTTTATGAGCGTAATTTGGACAATAAATATGAGATCTCCGTGGATGAGTCCAATCTTGTAACAGAGGATACCGATGCAGCTACAGCAATTAAAGACTGGTTCTCGAAGGTACAGGAAAAAGACAAAGCGCATGAATAATTAAAAGAATAACAGGAGGCAGGCAAAATGACTAAGAAAATCACAGTAAACAATAAAGAATATGAGATGCCTAAATTATCCATTGATGGATATATGGATTATTTGGAAATCGAAGAGAGAGTTGATGCACATACGAGATATACAAAGAAAGATATCGCAGATATGTGTGAGTGCATCTGTAGCGTCTATGGCAATCAGTTTACGGTAGAGGAATTAAAAGATCCAAAAACAGGAATTGATCCGGCAGGATTGATTATGGAATTCCAGGGAATTGACATAGGGGTAGGAAATGAGCTTGCAAAACGGATGGAGAAAATCACAAAAAATTTTTAGACCGCAAGTTGATTCCGGAAATTGAGCTGACTTGCGGTGGAAAGTATTATTTTATTAATTCCATCACAGTAGAGCAGTACAAGCAGTACATTAGTCTCATGGAGAAAAATGAGACACAACAGATAGAAGAGGCAAATTTTTTTAACAAAAAAATATTGCAAAAATTACTAAATAATGAGGTGCCAATCGCAGAGATCGGAAAGATTGATGCGGTTGAATTCCTCACAACAGTAAAAACAGTGCATTTTATTATGCAGGACATCCTCATGCAAAAAATGTTAAATGTGGTGGAAGTACAGCAGATTGAAAAAGAAAAATCCGCATTTGATGAATATGATCGTGAGAACGGATATGAGGATGATTTGGATGAGAATGAAAATAATCGCTGGAAGATATGCGGTGAAATTATAGATAGGATTTTGAAAATTGCAATCCAGGTTATGAGAAATTCTTATAGCCAGTGCATGAAGGAAGATATGGAGGAATTACTCGATTATCTGAAATTCGAGCTGGATACTATAAATGAGAACCAGTAGGGGGTGAAAGCAGATGGCTTTTACAAGCGTTAAATTAAGTGTTGATTCGAACAGTTATACGCAGCAGATGAAGTCCGCAGCGGCACAGATGCGTGTATTATCTGCGGAATATTCTACGGCAGCAACGAAAGCAAAGTTGTTTGGATCAGCTACGGATGGCTTAAAAGCAAAAGCAGAATCACTCACACAGAAAGTAACTGTACAGAAAAATATTGTACAGTTAAACAGCCAACAGCAGGAAAAACTTACCAAAAAGCTGACAGAGCAGAAGGCTAAGCAGGAAGAATTAAAAGCAAAAATTGACGATGCAAGGGTGGCCTATGAGAAGTCCACAGCAGAGACAGGAAAAAACTCTGAACAATCCAAGGCTTTAAAAAATGAACTGAACAGCCTGGAGCAACAGTATAAGATAAATGAATCTGCCATAGGTAAAACAGAGACGGCACTGGCCAACCAGACGGTAAAAACAGAAAAGTCTAAGACAGCTCTGATGGGGATGGAAAAAGAGCTGGAAAATGTAAATAAAGAACTGAAAGAACATAAGTTTAATGCATTTACAGAAGGATGTAACAAAGCAGGAACAGCAATTGAAAATGTAGGTAAGAAAGCATCTGTACTGTCAGCGGCAGCTGTAGCAACAGGAACAGCATCCATTAAAGCGGCAGAGGATTTAAAAGAGGGATATGATATTGTAGTAACCAAAACGGGAGCTACAGATGATGCCTTAAAAGATTTAAAAGAATCTGCTAATAATGTATTTGGAACAATGCCGGAAGATATGGCAACTGTTGGAGAAGCCATTGGAGAGGTAAACACAAGATTCCATACAACCGGGGACGAACTGGAAAGCACGTCAAAGCAGTTTATACAGTTCGCATCAATAAATGATACTAATATTACGCAGTCGGTCGATCAGGTCGACAAAATGATGAAAGCGTGGAATGTTGATGCATCACAGACAGGAAATTTGCTGGGACTTTTAACAGCTAAAGCACAGGAAACGGGAATATCCGTTGATACGCTGGAATCAGAGGTACTGGATAATAATTCGGCATTAAAGCAGATGGGCTTATCTATGCCACAGTCCATAAACCTGATGGCACAATTTGATGAAAATGGAGTAAATGCGTCAACGGCACTTGCTGGATTAAAAAAAGCGTTACAAAATGCAACATCCGAAGGAAAAACAATGGATGAGGCATTAAAAGATACGATCGGAAGCATCAAAAATGCAAAAACGGATACAGAAGCATTAAAGATCGCACAAGAGCTGTTTGGAAAAAAGGGCGCAGCAGAAATGGCTACAGCAATCCGCGAAAATCGAATTGATTTGAATGATCTGTCAAGTTCGATGAAGCAATATGGGAATACTGTAGAATCCACATATAATAACACAAAATCCCCATTGGATAATGCAAAGACAGCTATGAACAATGCAAAAATTGCAATGGCAAATTTTGGGGAAACAGCTTTACAGTCCGCTGCACCGATGATATCCAAAGCCACAACGAAAGTGCAGGATCTTACAAAAAAATTCACATCACTGAATGATAAACAGCAGCAGACAGTATTAAAAGTAGGACTTGTTACAGCAGCCATAGGACCGGCTACAGTAGCCACAGGAAAGCTGGTAAAAGGTGTAGGCGATACTGTAAAGGGTGTAAAAAAAGGGATTGAATTAGGAGGTAAAGCGGTATCAGCGGTTAAATCTGTGGCAGCAAAGATCGTTGAAAAAACAGCGGCAACGGC